AGGTTGGATCCTCCGTCGAATGCTGTCTATCAGCTCCCAGGAGCATCGTCGCTTAAGGCGGATAGCCTTCGGCGGGCAACATCCGCAACATCCTCCTCGGATATTCCGTACTTACCGGATAATTCCCTGACACACTCACCAAATTTTACGTCGATCTCTGACTCCAAACGTTGGTCTGTTAGGTCATCCAGGAGGAGATCCTCCTCCTCACCTTCCTCACCTTCACCCATCGTCCTAAAATTCCCCCGGAGGAGATGGATAACACCCGATCGAACCTCCTCGAAGTCGTGATCCATCTCGGTGATTCCGTGATCCGACATAGCATCCTCGATCGACATCCCAGAGCGGACAGCGTCAGCGACGGATTGGGTGACGCTTCTCCTGCCCTCCCTGTCGAAGAAGTGACGATCGTGTACGGATTGCTCCTGATCGACGTAGGAGTCCTCACCCCTCTGACGTCGCATCGGTTCGACACCGAGGTGCCACGTCATGATCTCCTCGCGGATGATGCGCCTGATCCTAGCTTCGGTGATTTTCACGACCTATCCTCCTTAGGAGATCTCGGCTCCGGCGTTGGTTACCACGAAGTCGAGGGAGATGAACTCGGCGACCCTGGTAGGCTGGACGAAGATCTTACCACGAATGGTGTTGTTCTCGATGTCTGCCTGGGTGGTTGTGGATGAGTCGATCAGGATCTTGTAGCTGTCAACACCCTGCTGTTCCTGAATCCTGGCCAGAATTGGCTCGACCAGGGATGAGAACTTATCGAGGGTCTCCTGACGACCCGGTTCAAAGAGGATGGTGTTGGCCACCTGACGAACCTGTCGGCGAAGGGCGATCATCAGACGTCTGACGTTAACCCGGTCCAGGGAGCTCTGCTTGGCCTGGAGGGTTTTCTGTCCCCAGATAACGGGTCCACTAGATCCCGGGAAGCTAACGATAGGATTGATGTCTGCCTCGTAGAGACGATCCATATTGGCACGACTCAATCTAACATCCGGTTCGATCACGGTTGGTAGTCCACCCCTGTTGAATCCGGCCGGGGCAAACCACGGATGACCTAGAACGTCGTTCTGGGCAAAGGCTCCTAGAACCGCGACGGAAGGAGGCGCCTGAACGACCGTATTGGTCTCAGGATCTGTCATCCTGACATCGGGGAAGTAAGCTGCCGCGAAGGAGGAATCCAATCCCCTGTTGGAGAAGTTGGTGGACGTTAGCTGAACATCGGGATTCTGGATGGACGAGGTGATAACCGTATTGGCATTATCAAGTTCCTCGATATCCATGATGTACATCGCATCGAATCTATCCTCGACCGTGGTTATGGCCTGGTTGGTCACGGTGGTGTGTCGAATTCCAGGGATTGTTAGAAGTTGGATGTCGACATCTGTCGTCTCCCCCATAACCTGGAGTCCCTTGAGGTAGGATTTAACGGTTGGTCCGTTCTTTCCGCCCTGGTTGGTAACATCACCCATCTCCCTTCTAACAGCAAGATCCGAGAATTTGCTCTTCTCAGGGTCAAAGATGTTCGATCCATCGAAGCCACCCTGGACGAAGAATGTGAACTTGTTAAGCTCCTTGAGGGAACCTACGCTAAAGTCGGTATCCACAGAGAGTGCTCTTGTCTTGTTGCCTTCATTGGCAGCGATGGTTCCGTTCCTGACGTATGTCCAGCTATTGACGGTGGTCACATCAACCTTACCGTCGGATCCCGTCACAACCTGGATATTCTCGAGGGAGAATTTGTTATAGTTGAAGACATCGCTGTCAAGAGTTGAACTACCCACGGAACCCGTTCCCGCGTTGGCTCCAACCCACGGATTAAGCGTGGTTAGACCAAACATTGGGAAGTACTTGGTGTAACTTTCCATGGTGGGATCGGTGATCCTGCTAAGATTGGGTTGTGCCGGATCGGTCTTTCTCTCGAACTGGGCACCCCAGTGGAGGCGCTTATTACTTCTGGCATTCGATCCCGAACCGATAAGAAGGCTCTCCCTCATCGGGATGGGAAGCTCAACGGCCCTTCGAAGGGTCTCGGCGAAGGCATCATTTCCATGAGGATCTGTGTCCCTGATTCCAACGCTACCTGTGTAAAGCATAGCCGACCCGGAGGTGACCAGGTGATACGGGCCACGGAATCCAACTGGGAGTGCCGAGGAATCGACGTTTCCATTGTCTAGATCGGTCGATACGGAGACCCTTATGTAGGCGGAGTTGTTAGGATAGGTACCTTGGACGACCAGTTTCTGATCATCGGAGGGCTTATCAAAATCGTAGAAGACCTTCTGATCACCAATAACTCTCGCGACGTATCTCTCGGAACTTCTATTGAGGCTTAATCCTCGGAATTCCTCAAGAACGATAGGATCATCATCGGTATCATAGAAATCCCTGACCACGAGATCGAACGTTCCGTAAGGTTCCGCCGTCGATACGGGCTTGGTAACATTCTGAATGGATATCTTGAATCTATTGTTCGCACCCTTCTGGGCGAGGGGTTTTTCAGGATGGGAGGTTGTTCCATCCGTGAGAGCCTCAACCTTGAAGAGATCCACGTTATCAGAACCAAATTTCTGGGATATGACGAACGGGGAGAATGGCGCCCTGAACCTATCCTTGAATGACTCATAATTTGGCTGGGTTGTCGTTCCCGTATTACGACCGGCCTGGCCGGGTAAGATGAATCCGATATCCTCGAAGGTTCTTGTGTTGACCTCGACGTGATTCGATCCTGTTAGATTCGATCCTGTGATCGTAGCCATGGAGGTGTAGAGATCATAGTGGGTGTATAGAACATACCCTGAATCCTCCAGAAGATCGGGGTCTTTATTGAAGACCTTGGCAAAATAGTTGGAGGACTGCGGATCGAATGACGCAGAGACGTAATTAGGATAGGACGTGGTATCGGTTGCGTGAGATTGACCATTAAGGAACATCACGAAACTTGACTCACCGTTGGTGATGTCAACGGATCCGGAGTATGAACCGGCAAGAGTTCCGCCTTCAACCGCTGCAATATTTGTGGGAACTGCAACGGCGCCAGCTGCTCGAAGCTGGGGGATAACCCCGCTCGCGGCGAGGATCGTTCCCCTAATAACCGGTTGCGCTTCCTCGGCGAGGCCTGCGTCGGTCAAAACTGTGCTATTGGCTGACTGGGAGACGTAACAACCTAGAAAATATAGACGACCCTGCTCTCCTCCCGATACGGCATTCGGATTTCCTGCGACGAGCCCTGTTGCCTGGACCTGTTCCTCTCCAACCGTGAAACCACCGCGGGTGACAGAACCATCAGCGGCACGAGGATTACCATCACCGACCCCTAGAACACGAAGGAACGTAAGGGATTGAGCGTTTCTGAGCCACTCGTAAGCGGCGAGAGGTCCAAATTTTTCCCCGTCAGAGGGACCAAAAACAGCGTTAAAGTCCTGGACATTTCCGACAGTGACAGGAACGAAGGCTGGTCCTAGATTGGTGGTACCGATAACACCTGCAGGTATACCTGTTGGACCGGCATTTGCGGGACCAGTCAGATCAATTTCCCTAGTGCTAACACCCGGACTATTAAACGTTAGTTCTGCCATTTCTTTCTCCTAGATCTCATATAAGTATCTAATTTCTCTTAATCGATAAATTCAACCCCGGTATTTGTGATGATGAATTCCATATCGATGAATTCAACAGCTCTAGTCGGAACAAGAATTATCTTTCCATTCAACTTTAGGTTATCAACGTCGATCTGACTGTTGTTTGTCTCGTCCATAACCACCTTAAAGCTATCGATTCCTGCCTGGGACTGGACCGTCGATAGAAGGGGTAGGATCTCGTTAACAAATCTAGATCGTGTTGATGGTGTATTCTGCTCAAAAACGAATCTATCGGCAACACCCTCGATGATTCTCTTGACCTCGAGAAGCATTCTTCTAACGTTAACTCTGTCCAGGGCAGATTTCTTAACCTGGAGTGTCTTCTGACCGAAGATCACGTATCCTTGCCTTGGGAAGGAGGTGATTGGATTGATTCTAGCATCGTACAGGGCATCCCTATCAGCTGAATTAACCCTCGTCACAACCGATCTAACGAAGTCTAGACTTCCCCTATTAAATCCTGCGGGAGCGAACCAGGGATATCCAACCTTGTCATTAAATCCTATCGCCCCAATAGCTGCGATAGACGGAGGAACCCTAACGATTCTGTTATTAACGGTATCGTCGATGAGGACATCAGAGAAGTAGGTTGAAACGTAACTATTATCAATAGCTCTCGTCTCAAACTGCGTTTTCGTCTTGGTGACATCAGGTCGATCGTCTCCGACTCCAGCGAAAACCCTGTCTAGATCATCGTCATATGTCTCAATGTCCATGATGTATAGAGCTCTACTGTAATCCTTTACAAGATCAGACACGTAATCGGTGACAACGGGCTCCCTAATGTCGGGAATAACTAGAATGTTAATCCTGGAAGCAAGAGGATCAGTCATGATTTCGGCTGCTGTCTTGTACGAGAAGATAGCGTTGTTGTTGCTATCTGCACCATTCTGTATCACCTCAAATCCTGACGGAACGTATCCGCTTCGAGCGGCACCCGAGGTGGTATCATTGGTCGTTCTAACCTTGGTTGAGGTTCCCCTATCGTTCATCAGGAATGCCTGCTTATCAAGAATATTGTTACCGTCAAAACCACCGTACATCATGTTGGTGAACTTGTGGAATCTGGTAAACCTATTGAATGTCGCAGCATCATTGTTCAGAAGGGTTGCCATCGTAATTCTATCCCGAGCCATCAGGGAGTCATTGATAACGTAGGTGTTGGGATCAACAGCACCGTTTCTAATGTACACGGAGTCTATCATGTGATCGTTAACCGACCCTGTAACGTCGGCGAGGACGCTATTAGAACCCGTTCCATTGTAAAGAGCAACCCTGGCCAGGGTGAACTTGTTATTATTGAAAGTATCAAGTCCTGATCCTGTTATAACTGTGTCAAGCTTAGAAAGACCCTGGAATTTCGCATAGGAAGCGACCAGAGGATTCTTTAGGAATGACGAAGGATTCGGGTTGAGAACAGAAGTGCTTCTGTCGAATTTAATTCCCCAGTAGTACCTTCCATCAACAACCTCAGAATTTCCAGGTTCACCGAGATAGGTGGAACCTGTAACAGCTCCCGTGGTAACCTTAAATCTAAACGGGAGGGGCGGAACAATCGAGCCTGTTAGACTTGTTGCGGTGTCGGCCCAGAGTCTTCCAGGGCTCGCAGCATTTTCGGTTAGGGAGACTGTGGTTTTAAGGGTGGGAACACCTCTGAAACCGAACGGAAGAGCCTTTACGGGAACTCGACCGCTTTCTAGATCATTGCTTAGGACGACCCTGATGTTCTTGGACTTATTAGGATACTTTCCTGTAACGATCAGGCGACGTTCATCGAGGGTCGTAGCGTCGAAGTTGAAAGTCACCTTAGAATCACCGATAGCATTTCCAATATAATTCTGATCATTAGGATCTAGAGATAGATTTGGGAATGTCTCGATAACCTTGGGATCGGTATCGGTGTCATCAAACTCTCTCACCTGAAGACCGAAAGTTCCGTACTCATTAACGGAATCGGTCGAGGCCCTGAGATTAAAAATCGATATCTTTATCTTATCATTGGAATATGCACCATCGGAAAGAGATTCAACCCTAAATAGATCATATTCCCGCTCGCCAAATGGCTGTGAGATGAACATCGATGTCGTCGGGGTGGTGTACCTCGAATCGAAGTGACCAAAGGCATCATTGAATGTCATCGAGGTATCACCGGAAGTTGGTGACGTTCCCGAGCTTCCAGAGACAACTGCTATATTTCCTCTTGTGGAAGCTATCTCATTATCGACGGCGAAGTCAAGATATAGAAGGTGCTTCTTGGTGGCAAACTGATAGGGATCGGTATTCAGAACCTTCGATAGGTAGTACTGATCAGAAGGGTTGAGAGAAGCTGTTAGAATCTGGACGCCTAGAAGTCCTTGAGTTCCACCAAAGGTGGTGTCAGAAGAGGAAACAACCAACTTGAATCTTCCCTGCATAAGGCCCGCGGATCCTGTCGTCGCAACATCATTCGTGATAGGAAATGATTCTGCATCTCCATCGGCGACCTGAATTCTGGTGTCTGTAGCTGCAAAGATAACTGCTCTAACCATCCTGAGGGGGTCTGATGCATCGAACGAATCGTTGTCCGTGAACATCGGGAATCCTCTTGACTCATCGGAGCTAGCATTGTGATCTGCCACGATCATCTGGACACTACCTAGAGCTGCATCCGTCGATGATCCTGTTATGACGAATCCTGCATTCTTCACCTGACCTGTTAGTCGGGTCCTGTTAATTTCTGACGTTGAAGTATTGGCTCCCGCACCGAGAACCCTAAGATACGTGACTGCATTGGCATTCTTAAGATACTCATTTACCGCGTACGGTCCGAATCGATCGGGGTCAAGAGTTCCAAACTTTGTCTTAAAATCAGCGAAACTACCAACAGTGACCGGAACAAAAGCCGGGCCCTTCTCAGCAGTTCCAATAACACCTGCAGGCGTCCCTAGAGGATCAGCAACCCTCTGTGATAGGTCTATTTCCTGTTCAAAAAATCCAGGTGATCTAAAAGTTCTCTCAGCCATTAGTCACTCCTGTGAATGCATTCTATCTTTTAATAACTATTCTCGTCAAGGATCAAAGACTAGTAGGAAAATTCGTCAATTTTGCTAACTATCCTCGTGCTAAAAACGGTCTCTCCCCTATTATTTCGGGTGAGAACTGGAAAATAATCTCCCTTTCCGCTTCTATCGAATGGATCCTTGATCACATCGAAAGCCTTTGTAACGACAGGATCCCCTGACAAGATGGGTTCTCCTGATGAGTCAATTGTATCAACGTCACTCAGAATAAACCTATCAAGATCCCCCGACTTACCTAGCTGGGGAGGATCCGTCTGGACCGTTACGGGGGCATTAACCTCGTTAACAACAAAATTAAGCTGGGGTGCTGATAGGTACTTTCTGACGGGAGATTGCATACCAGGATTTGTAACGGCAGCTATCCACGAATCGACCTTCAAATTGAAGGAGTACCTGATCATTCTCTCCTGATCGCTAAAATTCTCGAAATTGTCCGCCGAATTGAGGGAATCTTCGAGATGCGCAACGTACCAATAGCCCTTATCGGACTGAATCTTAAAGTTGAATCCCATAACCTCGACCGACTGAATTAGATTCTCGATCATCTTGTTCATATTTCCCACGTATTGCGTCCAGAATGTCACCTCATAGGAGAGGGTACAAAATTTTGGAAAGGGCATCGTGATAATTTCGATGATATTGTTTCCGAGATCATTCGCCAGGAGGTCTCCGCTTCTAGCTTCCATGGTCAGTCTTCCTCGAATCCTCCTGGTACTTAATCCCCCGGCCGCTTTCTGTGAGTCGTTGGCACCACCGGGTGGAGCTACATTCTTCTGATTCTTAAGACCTAACTTGTTAATAAGGGACTGGTAGGTGGGATCCTCGGATGAGATCCTCTTCTTGATCGCTAGGTCACCTAGATCAGCCTGGAGACCATATCCTGACCTTCTTAATTCAATTCCCGTTCTCTTTATGGATATTAGGGGAAGGATCAGGGTTCCGTTCTTATCTCGAATGGGATCCTTCCTCTTAAGAAGCGCAAATCTCTCTCCGGTGGCAAATATTACGGGAACCTTCTTAGCACCACCCTTGGCTTCCGGATCCTTCAGTAGAAAGACTAGATCCTTATCGAAGAGATTAAATACACCCCTATCAACGTCAACTATTCCTGACTGCGGTACCTGAACGTCTGTGGAGACATTCGTTCCCTCGTAGCCGGTGGGTAGCTGGTGTATCGCTTTCTCTCTGGGTAACTGTCTAGCCATCTAATATATCCTATGTCTCGTCGTAGAATGATGAGGTCTGCTCCGAATCATCCGTACTAGCACCTTGGGGAGATACCTCAGCAGGTCCCGAAATCGGTGCGTCGAGGACATCCTTCTCCTGCAGGGCCCTCTTGTCCCCTGTATCTCCCAGTTTGTTCTTGTCAAATCCTCTCTGTTGTACAAATGTCTCCTGCTCAGCATCCTTGTCCGAATATTTCTCACTGGTTGGTCCAAACACCCGGGACCTGAACTGACTCTGTCTGGCTTCACGTCCAACAAGTTTAATTCCCATGGAGTGCTCTATCTCACCGTAAATCTGGGATATCACGATGGCCGACGTGATCTCGAAAAACTGGGATCCGTACGAGAAAAAATCTCCCTCAGAAATTCGAACTGACTTATCAATTAGATCCCTTGAGTGAACGAACGCCTCTAGACTCGTGAATCTTTCGTGACCAAACTGATTTGTTCTCACCTCTGCGGGTTGCCAATCAATTAGTGCCTCTAGCTCTATGGGGTCATCAAAGATTTTCTCCGGTGCCTCCTCGTAAATATCGTGAACCTTTGTCTTTGCGAGAGAAATCGAGAAAAAGTAAATCTTCTGTCCTATGACATCCTTGACGATCTCTTTAGAGAGGTCATTGATGAAATCAACTTCCCTGGGTGTTATAAAGAGCCTCGACATAACGATAACTATCCTGTGCTAATTGGTTTCTGGAAAGGTATCTTCGCAAGTTGCTTCTGGAGATTTTCAGCCATGGAGGATCTTGTCTCCATTATCTTGTCATATGTTAGGGTCTCCAACATCTCTGATAGCTGTTCCTTTAACTTATCCTTGTCATCCCTTCCTTCCTGGAGAAGGGAATCTCCATCAAGAGTAAGCTCGGCATTTGGAATAGGAACCCTGTCAAATTTTCTTCTGACCCT